TCAGGATGCAGCGAGGTACACCCTGAGTAGATGTGGGGTGACGGCAAGTTCCACGCACCATTCGGCGGGGTCGTGGCGCCACTTGCGAAGGTCTGCGAGCAGGTTCGCGTCGATCAACCGACGGGCGGCGGTGAGGTCCGCGTAGTGCTCGAGCTTCGGGAGGAGGAGGCCCACGTCGCGATGACGGGCCTCAGCGTGTGCCGCTTCGTGGGCTAGGACGCTGCGCCGGTGGATCTTCTTGAGCCGAGGCCGTACGAGAACAGTCCGCACGTCATCGACGTAGAGGCCGTTGGCCGATCGGAGCGGGTACTCGACCAGCTGAACTCCGAGCGCTTCCAGGTGAGCCTCTGGTTCATACGCCCCCACGAATCACTCCTGTGTGTCGTCGTCATCTTCTTCCACACCTCCCTCGTCGAGAGAGGCGACGGCTTGGTGAGAGCCATCCTCATAGTCGGCACCGCCGCCGACATTCGGGAACGGAACCACGTTGGACTGCGTTCCTCGGATGCCGTCGGCAAGGCCGCTGATCGCGATGTCTACGTGCCGGCCGCGGCGGTCTTCGGGAATCTGCTCGATGAGCGTGCCCATCGTCGTCAGCCACAGTTCGGTCTGCTGTTCGAACACAACGGGGTCGGTCTCGACGCCGAGCGCGTTGAGCACTCGGATCAGGGTCTTGAGCTGCGGCGTGAAGCCGTTCTCCATGTTGTTGACCGTCTGACGCGACGTCTTCGCCTCGGTGGCAAGCTCCTGCTGTGTAAGACCAGCCACAAGACGAAGTGTCTTGACTCGGCTTGCCCACTCAGCGCGCTCCTCCGCAGTCAGCGTGTCGAAGCTATTACTTGACATCGCCCTGCCCGTTCTCCCGTGTGTTCACGTCGATGACAGTACACAAACTTTGACATGGCGCGCAAGTCCGCAGAACGAACTTTGACATTCGGGGTTGCGGCGAGTGTCAAAGAGTGCGTAGAGTCCTTGACATGCCAGGACAACGAGGTAGCCCGGGGGAGTCCATCAGGACCCTCCGACAACTGGCCGGCCTGTCTCTGGAAGCTGTCGCGTCCACGGCGGACACCTCAACCGCGTACCTGTCGAAAGTGGAGACCGGGAAACTCGTCCCCACCAAGTCGTACGTGGCGAAGGTGACCACCGCGATCGCGGCTCATCTCAGAGACGCGGCATGAAGCCCTTCGAGGGCGAGGAAGCGATCGACACTGCTGGCCTCGCTCAGATGCTCCGCATCTCCGTCTGGAAGGCACGGGAACACGGGAAGGATCCGCTGTTCCCGTCCTTCCAGGAAGGCAACAACTACAGGTTCTGGCCCTCCGAGGTCAGGGAGTACCTGAAGCAACCACGGGATCCGTGGAAGCAGTCGGCCCGTTCCCGAGGCCGCAAGCGCGTCCGGTAGCCAGCCCGGATTCTCACCGCCCGACATGGGCGGTACTCGTCGCGCCTCGACGCGGCACACATAGCCACTCGGACGGCCGACCAACGATCGCCAATGCGCCGAGGCAGCAGCACACAGAGGAAGCAAGGCAGTAGAGCAGGCGGGCGCCGTGGTGGGCGTGGCCGTCATTCCTGCCTTCACCACCAACTTCCGCCTCCATGGGGTGTCACACGAGGGCCATCGGCTCCGGGCATCGACGAGGCGTGCGGGATGGAGCACTTCACGAGGGCCTACGGGCTCCGGGTGCTGAACCGCCGGCCCCGACAAGCCGAGAAGACGCGCGATCGAATCGCGCCGGGGCTGCGAGAGCGACGGAGTTGACCCGAACCTCCGCCGTCGCTCTTCCACATTCGAACGAGCAAGGGAGCACCGATGAGCACTACAGCACGCAAGGCCCGCAAGCGTCACCGCCGCGACGCTCTCTGGATGGCGTCCGTCGGATTCGACGTGAAGGTGCCGCCGAAGTTCCACCACCCCGTCAAAGTCGGCACCCCGGTCGGACAGCGGGCGGTCAGCATGCAGCAGACCGACCGCATCGATGAGCAGGTCATGTCGAAGCTCGGCCTGTTCTCCGCACTGCGTTCCGGGTTCGCCCGAGGGAAGAACGGACGAGCACGGTGATCATCGCGTTCATCCGCCGGCACCTCATCGCGGACGATCCGGATCCGCAACTGTCACGCCTCGACGTGCTCGACGGCCGTGACTGATCCGACGCCGTTCCGGCTGTCGAACCACGCGATTGAGCGTGCGCTCGAGATGAGCGTCAGCGGGGAAGAGATCCGCGCGGGCTTCGACCGTCCGACCGAAGTGATCTGGTCGCAGAAGTACAAGTGCTGGTGGTTCCTCCGGGGACGCATCACCTTGTCGGTCACCGAAGACCGCGAGTGCGTCATCACCATCCTGTGGTCCAACGAGCACGACTGGCGTCTCGACTACGCCCGCGGCGGCGACCATGCCGGCCGGGGCAGGAGATCGAGCACAGACATGCGACACCTCAGGAAGCGCGCATGACTGCCGCTTCCCACATCCACCTTTTCATCAGCACCTGCGGGCGCTGGGCATGCGCGTCATGCTCAGCGCCCGCTCCTCTTGGACCAGTGAAGGAGCCCGTCATGGGAGACATCGGACGCCCCGTGCGTCACATCGAGCTCGAGCCCGTCGAGCAGCCCACCAGTGTCCCGGCCGAGCCGGCGGTCACGCCCGAGCGTGAGGAGCAGCCCGCATGACCCCGTCAGAGTTCGCCGGCCTTGGCCTCGCTCCCGGTGTGGTGCGAGGCACCCGATCGTTCAGCGTCGACGCGTACGGCCGCCTCACTGGCGTCACCCATCGTCAGGTGTGGACTCCCGGTGAGAACAACGCCGAGTGCCGGAAGCGGAACGACCCGTACGCCTTCCTAAGCGGCTACTTTGCATCGTCTTCGTCGGCTGCGACGTATGCGACGACGCCGCCTTCAACGTTCAACGGCAGGATGCGGATCCTCGCTGGCCTTCCTGCGTCTCCATCCGCTCATGTCGTCGTCGACGAGTCGCCGACGCAGCACACGTACGCGGAGTGCACGTGCGGCTTCTACGGCTACTTCGACGGCTCCGACGACTTCCACGACGAGAAGCGCATCAGCGCCGTCGTCGAGGGATACGGCGAGACCGTCATCGGCACTCGTGGTTTCCGGGCGAAGAAGGCCCGCATCGTCGCACTCACCGTGCGCGCCGGGCTCGACGAGCTCACCGAGTCGATGGTCCGGAAGGTGCGCCGCAACTACCAAGGAGTCCCGACGTTCGACTCGTTCGACGTCATGGTCGCCGAGTTCGCTCCCGACTACGGGTTCGAGCCGTCACCGGACACGGTCGACGACTTCTGGACGAGGGACGCGACGTGAGCGCGATCGACGTCTTCCGCTACGGACAGCGGGACGTCCGGGTGATCGCCATCGACGGCGAATCGTGGTTCATCGCGGCAGACGTGCTCGCGATCCTCGAGCTCGACCGCACGGCTCTCCGACGACTCGATGAAGACGAGAAGGGGGTGGGTTCAATCCACACCCCTGGCGGACAGCAGACCGTCACCACGATCAGCGAGCCAGGCCTCTACGCCCTCGTCCTCGGGTCGCGGAAGCGTGAAGCTGTCGAGTTCCAGCGCTGGGTGACGCACGACGTACTCCCCGCGATCAGGAGAACCGGGCAGTACGTCGCCCCGGCGCCGGAGGACGACGCATCGCTCGTCGCCCGCGCGTTGCAGGCCTCGGCTCGGATGCTCGAGCAGAAGGATGCACAGATCGCCGTCCTCACTCCTCGCGCTCAGGCGTGGGACGAACTCGCCGAGGCGTCCGGGGACTACGAGGTCGCCGACGCCGCGAAGATCCTCGCCCGCGCCGGCATCGACGTCGGCCGCACACGACTCTTCGACCGGCTCGAAGACATGGGCTGGATCTTCCGAGGGCCCGCCGACAAGTACGGGCCCGGCAAGTGGAAGGCCCGCCAGTCCGCAGTCGACTCCGGCTACCTCGCCGAGCGGCCCCAGTCCCACCACCACCCGCGCACCGGCCTCGTCGTCATCGACCCGCCTCAGGTGCGCATCACCATCCGCGGCATCGAACGTCTCCGCGTCCGACTCGGACGGCTCGACGCCCCCGCACTCCACGCAGTCGAAGGAACGAACGCATGAACAGCTCCTACGCACCCCAAGACCTCCGCACCGAAGACCCGAGACGCACCGCTTCGATCGAGGACGCACGCAGCACCGTCGCCACTGCCGTCCGGCGTCGCCTCGGCGACGACTGCCTCGACATCCTCATGGCCCTCGGCGTCGAGGACGCCGCATGAAGACTGTCGGCGGACTCGTCGCCCTGTCGTTCATCGCAGCGCTCTTCGCCTCCGTGAGGACGTACGGCTCACCCAGCTGGGTCGTCCTCACCTTCCTCGCCGTCGCCCTCTTCATCGGCGGCTTCTTCTGGCTCCTCGCGATCGTCAACGGTCCCGACCAGCCCACCTCCGACGAGCGCTACAGCGCCGACGCCCACAAGGAGCAACCGTGACCCTCAACTCGTACGAGCTCGCCGCCGAAGCGCGCGACGCCGCCGTCCACAACCAGACCGCCGGCAACACCGAACTTGCGAAGGCGCACGCGCTCATGGCGATCATGCATCTGCTCTCCGCCCAGAACGAACCGTCGCGGATCACCGTCAACGTCGTCCCCGGGGACGGGGTGCCCGACTTCGACGCGATCAGCGGCCGTCTCTGGCATCTGCCGGAAGTCAGCCAGGGGACGCACGCGCCCCTCCCCACCGAGCAGGGCGTCTACAAGTCCGCGATGGGCATCTTCTGGTTCCGGTCCGGCATCGAGACCACGACGCCCTGGCTCGACATCACCAGAGCGCACTGCGAAGACCGCTGGTTCACCGAAGCGGAAGCCGCGAAGCACGCCCCCTTCACCCGGATGGAAGCCGCAGCATGAGCGAGCACGAGAGCCCGATGCCCGGACAGATCTACCAGACGGTGCAGGACCTCACGGCGTACGACGCCGAGACAGGCAGGTACGCGACGGACGACATCGACGAGGCGCAGGTCATCACGTCGCTCGTCGACCGGGAAGGAACGGTGGTCGGTGAGACGCACAAACTCATCATCGACCTGGACCTCCCCGCGCAGCTCATCTCGTCGAGCACGGAGGGGCACTTCCACCTCTACGTGGACAAGGAGATCCCGGACGCTGCCTGGCAAGCGCTGATGTACGCGCTAGCAGCGGCCGGCCTGATCGAGCCGGGCTACATGCGAGCGTCGATCTCTCGCGGGTTCACAGCCGTTCGGCTCCCGTGGGTCAAGAAGGAAGCCGCGAAGCCCATCACCGACGGTGAGGACCTATTTTGACCGGCCGCATTGAGCTCGACCTGGACGAGCGCGCGTTCACAGTCGTCGACGTCGTCTCCGACAGTCCCGAGTGGGAGCAGGAACGCAGCGGCAGTCTCGGCGCCAGTGAGTCGCCCGCGATCCTCGGCCTGTCGCCATGGGACACGCCCCTGTCGATCTGGCGCAGGAAGAAGGGCGCCCCCGACGACTTCGACCCCGTCCTCGGGTTCATCGGCCACCGGTCCGAGGTCATCATCGCCGAGTGGGTGGAACGGTTCTCCGACCAGGCGGGCGTGAAGCTCGAGCCAGCGTTCATGGCTCGATCCGTCGAGTGCCCCTGGCTCCACGCCTCGTTCGACCGCATCTCCCACGACGAGACCGGCCGACTTGTCACGTGGCAGTTCAAGACCGCGCACCAGTACGGCTCCCACCACTGGGACGAAGGCGTGCCGACCGACATCCGCGTGCAGGTGCAGCAGGAGATCTTCGTCGCAGGCACCGAGGGAGCGTGGGTCGTCGTGTGGATCGGCGGCCGCGAGTTCCGCATGTTCTGGGAACCCCGGGACGAGCGGTTCATCCGCGACTACCTCATCCCCACCACGGAGGCGTTCTGGTTCGACCACGTCGTTGCAGCCGTCGCCCCCGAACCGTCAACCCTCGCCGAGGTTGACGCTCTCATGCCGGGCGACGCAGACCATGTCCTCGACGGCGACGAGCGTCTCTACGACCTGTGGTCCGAGTTCGGCCGACAGCAGGCCCTCGAAAAGGAGGCCGCTCAGATGCTCGACGTCGTGAAGCTCGAACTGAAAAAGGCGATGCAGGCCGCCGAAGCCATCGAGCTCCGCCACGACGGCAAGACGCTGTTCACGTGGAAGCAGAACAAGCCCACCCGCGTCTTCGACAAGAAGCGGTTCGAAGCCGACCACCCCGACCTCGCCGCCGAGTACACGTCCACCCGGCCCGGCAACCGTCCGTTCTTCCGCAAGACCGTGAAGCAGGTAACCCATGACTGATCTCTCCACCAACGCAGCACAGGCGCAAGTCGCACGGGCGCAGCCCACCATCCGCGACCTCGTGCAGGCGCAGCAGTCAGCAATCGAGGTGCAGCTCGCCGGCACGGTGAACTCCGGAGCGTTCGTCAGAGCCGCGATCAGCGAGATCTCGAAGTCGCCGCAGCTGCAGCAGGCCACCCCGCAGTCGGTGCTCGGCAGCATCATGCTCGCCGCGCAGCTGAAGCTCGAGATCGGGTCCGCGCTCGGCCAGTTCTACCTCACCCCGAGGAAGGACGCGGGGAAGCAGATCTGCCTCCCGATCATCGGCTACCAGGGCTTCATCGAGCTCGCGTACCGGTCGGGCCGCATCGACGCGATCGAGACGCTCCTCATCCGCGAGGGCGACGCATTCAACTACTGGGCGGACTCGTCCGGCGGGCTGCAGTTCGACTGGAAGCCCGTCGACCACGACGAGACCCGCTCCTGGGTCGGCGCGATCGGCGTTGCGCACATCAAGGGCGGCGGGCGGCCCGTGTGGGCGTACCTGCCCCGCGACAAGGTCCTAGCCCGACGCCCCCGGTATTGGGAGTCCGGGCCGTGGAAGACGAATGAGGAGGAGATGGCACGGAAGACCATCGTCCGCGCGATGGCTCCGTACCTGCCGAAGTCGACCGAGTTCGCCCGCGCGGTCGAGGTCACCCGCGAGGTGGAGGAGAACGGCAAGCGCGTCGATTCCATCCAGGGACTGCAGGACCTCGTCATCCAAGAGGGCGGCGATCAGGATTGAGCAAGGCATCGCAGAAGGGTTCGTCGTTCGAGCGGCTGATCGCCGACCACCTCAAGGAACGGCTACGAGACGACCGCATCGACCGACGCGTGAAGCGTGGGCAGAAGGACACCGGCGACATCGCCGGTGTCCTTTCTCCTTTCGGCGGACGCGTCGTCATCGAAGCGAAGAACCACGCCCGCATGGACCTCGCCCACTGGGTCGACGAGGCCGAAACGGAGCGGGGCAACGACGACGCCGTCGTCGGCGTCGTCGTCCACAAGCGCCGGGGCAAGGGGCAGCCGGGCGACCAGTACGTGTCGATGACCGTCGACACGCTCGTGCACCTCCTCGGAGGACCGGCGGAAGGCATGCCATGAAAGCTGCTTGCAGTATCACCGGCTGCGGACGAGAGCAGCATGCGCGGACCCTGTGCGACATGCACAGCCGGCGAGTCAAGAACACGGGCGACCCGCACAACCGCGGTAGTCGCGGCGGAAGGCCACTGAAGGGTGCGCACCCGACGTGGGCGGCCATCCACAAGCGCCTCTACCGCCAACGAGGCTCTGCCCGCGCATACGCCTGCGTTGACTGCGGGAAGAACGCTCGCGAGTGGTCATACGACGGGCAGGACCCGAACGAGTTGATCGGGAACTCGCACCAGTGGCGGCTCGCCTACTCGCTCGACCTGTCCCACTACTTCCCGCGTTGCTCGTCGTGCCACCGCCTGTTCGACAAGCGGTTGGCCGACCGGCCTGGGCAGCCCGCTGGCCTGCAGCTGCTCATCACGGAGGGGATCAGCCGGTGAAGCACCTGCCCATGCGTCCCGAGGAGGACGCCGTCGTCCGCGAACGCTGGGCAGCTGGCGTCCGCGACACCTACATCGCGGAGGAACTCGGCCGATCGCAGTCGATGATCCACCGCACCCGGAAGCGGCTCGGCCTGCTGCCCACCTACGGGCGCGGCCGGCCACGGAAGCAGGAGCAACGCAGATGAGCAGCGTCGAGGTCGGCGACTGGATGCAGTCGAAGGGCAACCCATCCGCGTTCCTCGAGGTCGTCGCCGTGTCCACGGAAGACGGCCAGGAACTCGTCGACGTCCGCATCGGCGGAGTCGTCCAGCAGGTGTCCAAGCGATACCTGCTCGCCACGTGGAGCCACCTCGAGGAGGGACGGTGAGTGCGGTGGACGTGGTGCGGATCCTCGATCGGGCGCCGCTGCAGTTCGTCTCAGAAGACGACCTACAGGAGTCGATCCGGGCGGCGCTCGTGTCCGCTGGCATCCCCGCTGAGCGTGAGCGCCGCCTGTCGGACGGCCGATCACGCATCGACCTTTTCGTCGAACCCGGGGTGGGCGTGGAGGTGAAGATCGACGGCTCCTGGGCCGCGGTAGTCCGGCAGCTGCAGCGGTACGCGAAGTGCCCAGAGATCACCGAGCTCGTGCTCGTCACCTCCCGAAGCAAGCACCACCGGATCCCGACGGAGCTCGAAGGGAAGCCGGTCCATCTCGTCTCCCTGATTGGAGCAGCCCTGTGACCCGAACCTACGGCACCTACGCGTACATCCCGACCGGACACCAGTCGACAAACGGCAAGCCCGCCTGGTCGTTGAAGCTCGAGCCGGCCGTCGCCGTGAGAGCGAAGCGCGTGTTCGCGCGATCCCGGTCCACCACCGCCGGCCGTGTGCTGATGCTCGCCACCGACGAGACCGCCCGTGACATCGCCTGGATGATGGACCGTTGGCCGCTCGAGGCGGAGGACGACCGCAGTGCCCGCATGCTCACCGCCGCCACTGAGCGGCATGCAGTCCGTGAGCAGCAGATCGTCGAGGCGCTGACCGCGGGCAAGCGGCACGCTCCGCTCACGGTTGAGCCGGCGAAGGAACCGCGCGAGTACCAGCTCACCGCCATCGACCTGCTCCGCGCTTCGGGGCGGCTGCTGCTCACCGACGAGGTGGGGCTCGGCAAGACATTCACCGGGCTGCTCTCTCTCGCGCACGATGACGCGCTCCCGGCCGTCGTTGTGCCGCCGACGCATCTGCCGTCACGGTGGGTGGCGGAGCTGCAGGACGCCTTCCCGATGCTCACGTTCGAAGTGGCGAAGAACACGAAGCCCAGCGATTCGTTCATCGCCGGCGACCGGCCCGACGTCCTCATCGTCCCGTACTCGCGTATCGCCGGGTGGGCGCATCACCTGCAGGGGTGGCCGCAGACGGTCATCTTCGACGAGTTCCAAGACCTCCGAGCCGGCACCTCGACGATGAAGGGCACCGCGGCCGCGCAGATCACCCGCGAAGCGCAGTACGCGATCGGCCTCACCGCGACGCCGGTCTACAACTACGGCGGCGAGATCTGGAACCTCATGGACATCCTGTCTTCCGGTGTGCTCGGCACCCGCGAGGAGTTCCTCCGCGAGTGGGGTGCGCAGCACGGGAACCACGTGTCCGTCAGCGACCCCGCAGCGCTCGGCTCGTACCTCCGAGAGCAGGGGCTGCTCCTCGGCCGCACCCGCAAGGAGGTTGGACGTGAGCTGCCGCAGACGATCAAGGTCCCGCAGTTCATCGACGCCAACCCAGATGCGCTCCAAGCGGTCGCCGGCGACGCAGCAGCCATGGCACGCCTCATCCTCGATGACACCGCCTCGCGGCAGGACAAGTTCCGCGCTGCTGGTGAGCTTGACTGGAAGATGCGTGAGGCGACCGGCATCGCGAAGGCGCCGTACGTCGCAGAGTTCGTCAGGCTCCTGCTCGAGGCAGAGGAGAAGGTCGTCCTGTTCGGCTGGCACCGAGCCGTCTACGACATCTGGAACGACATGCTCGCCGGCTACAAGCCGGCCATGTACACGGGCACCGAGTCGCCGAAGCAGAAGGACGAGGCGCAGGAAGCGTTCGTGAAAGGCGACTCACGCGTCCTGATCATGTCGCTCCGCTCCGGCGCCGGCGTCGACGGCCTACAGAAGGCGTCTCGCACCGCCGTGTTCGGGGAGCTCGACTGGTCACCCCAGGTACACGAGCAGGCGATCGGTCGTCTCCGCCGTGACGGTATGTCCGACGAGCCGCCGGTGGCGTACTTCCTGAACAGCACCGAGGGTTCCGACCCGGCGATCATGGAGACGCTGCAGGTGAAACGGAACCAGGCGGAGCCGTTGCTCAGCCCTGACGGGAAGCTGTTCACGAACAGCGTGCAGGACACATCACGGGCCCAGTCGCTCGCGAAGCATGTCCTCGACATTGTGTCGGACCGAGGCCGGAAGTGATCGGCCCGAAGGAGCAGCGGCCGACCGCCGCGCAAGAGCAGCAGGCGTACGCCATCGCGACCGAGCGCGACGACCTCACCTGCCAGATGTGTCTGCGGTGGTGCGGTGCCCCTCAGCGCGACCACCGGCGCAACCGCTCGCAAGGCGGCCTGACGCTCGCGTCAAACATCCTCACCCTCGGCGCCGGCTGCCACCAGTTCAAGACCGAGCACGTCGAGTGGGCGGTCGCGGAGGGGTGGGCCGTACCTGGCTGGGCTGACCCGCGTGAGTGGCCGACCCGCCGCTACTTCCGCACCCCGCTCAAGACGGTCAGGAAGGGCTGGGCGCTGCTCGACGACGTCGGTGGTGTGCACGAGATCAGCGAAGACGAAGCGCGGAAGCGCATGGAAGGAGTCATGTCGTGAAAGCACTGACCGTGAGGCCTCCCTATGCGGGACAGATCGTGTCCGGCCGGAAGCTCGTCGAGAACCGGGTCCGGCCGACGTACTACCGGGGGAAGATCCTCATCCACGCCGGTGCCGCCGTGCACGACCACTTCAAGGAGATCGCTTCGACGGTGACGGACCCGATGGGTGCGATCGTCGGTGAGGTGACGATCCTCGGGTCGCACAGTGCGCACGGCTGCACGAGAACTGACTGCCGTGACCTGGGCGGGTTCCGTCCGGGCAGTGCGGAAGTCGACTTTAAGGACGGGCCCCTGCACCACTGGGTGCTGTCGGACCCGGTGCAGTACCGGGAGCCGGTTCCTGCGTCTGGGGCGCTCGGTTACTGGGTGCCTCCGGAGTCAGTGATGGAGCGGGTGCGTGTGCAACGTCGCCTGCTGCACGACTGATGGACGTCGGGTACACGTTCGCCGCTCGGGGCACGCTCGAGCGGCTGTCTGTGTTCGCGCCGCCGCAGTTCGAACCGCCCCTGTCGTTGACCGTCACCCGCGATGGCGTCGACGTCGTGTTCGTGCGTCTCTCCGACCTCGAGCTGACGTGCGGCGCCGTCACCGGTGTCACCGGCCGCTGCACCTCCGCCGAGTGCCACCGCCGCGTGATCGGCGACTGCCAGTGCGGCCGCCACCAGGGGCTCCTCGACCGGGATCCCGAAGACCACCGACCGCGGATTGAACTCCGAGCCGAAGAAGGGAGAGAGATCTGATGGTGTGGCAGAAGATCGACGACCAGTTCGGCGTCTCCCAGAAGGTGATCCGCATCCCACGGAAGCGCCGGCAGCAGTGCGTCGGCTTGTGGGTGCTCGCCGGTAACTACGCGGTGCGCGCACTCACGGACGGGCGTCTCGAAGAACACGAGCTGGAAGAACTCGACGCGAAGACCCCTGACGTCGCCGAGCTCGTCCGGGTCGGCTTGTGGCATCGGCACGGTGACCGGTGTGACAGCCCACCGGATCAGTGCCGGCCTGCGCCGAAGGGCGGCATCTCGATTCACGACTTCCTCGTCTACAACCCGCCGCGCGATTCGGTGTCTGCGGAGCGTGAGGCGAAGCAGCAGGCTGGGAAGGAGGGCAATCATCAGCGGTGGCATGTGCAACGGCGCATCGTGGTCGCTGGGTGCGAGTGGTGCGAATCGCAGGTGCGATCGCAGAGGGATCGCATCAGCGAATCGGGTGCGAATCCTCCCGTCCCGTCCCGTCCCGGTCCCGTCCCGACCCCTGGACTGGACATGACTTACGAACCAGAAGTCCGTCCAGTAGGTGACGTTGTCGCGTTGAGGACGGACAACGAGTTCGAGGCATCTGTCCGTGAACGGGCAACCGCTGCTGGGGTGCGTGACTTGCCGCGGTTGCACGGCCTCCTCGCTCGAGCGGTGAAGCCCATCGGCCCGTTGTCGCCAGCTGCGTCGGTGGTGCTCATCGAGGCGATCACGAACCGGGCGACCGGTGAGGTGAAGGACGTCGACGCGTACGTCGTCGCTGCTGCGCGCAACCAGGGCGACGTGCAGGGCATGTACGTCGCCGAGGACTTGCAGTGGATGTCCGAACGAGACATGAGGAGCGCGTCATGACCGACGACACATGGTGGGCGTTCATCGCCGGCATCGACAAGCAGCAGCTGCTCCGGGAACTACCGGGCAGCCCTGACGACCGGCGGATGCGGGAGCAGCACGCAGCACACGTCACTCGTCTGCGGGAGGCCGGCGGGATCCCGTCCCCGGTCACCGACGAGATGGCGCTCGAACGACGCATGGAGCTCGTCGCCGCGTCACGGCGGTGGCGCGCGAACCAGGTCAGGAACAGACAGCGCGGCAACGTGTGGACAGGAGACGCAGCATGACCGACAGCAGCATCATCCAGCAGGCCCGCGACGTCCTCGCGAAGTGGCGCAAGGAGTCGACAGCCGGCCCGTGGCGCGTCAGCACCTACGGGCACGGCGGTCAGTTCATCGACGTTGTGCAGCCCGTCGAGAACCAGCCGGACTTCGACCCGGACCGGTTCGACAACATGGACACCGACATCGCCAGCATCAAGGAGTCGGCCGGTGACGCTCGCCTGATCGTCGGCACCGCGGGCAACCCCGACCTCCTCGACGCGCTCGACGGCCTGCTCATCACTGCCGAGCGCTACGACACTGGCAACGGTCTGCGCATCTGGTCCGACCGCATCGCCGCCGCGATCATCGCCGCCAACGAGCGGATGACGTCGTGAGTCGGTGGCTGCAAGCCCGTCCCGTTGGTGGGCACCTGATCCATGCCGTCCCTGCGTCGTCGCTGCCGTGGCCGCACCCCGTCGGGAGCGAGTACGTCGTACTCGTCGAGGCGGCTTGCGGTGTCCGGGGACGCCCCTGTGGAGGGTTGGCGCGCGGAATGCGCGTGATGTTCCCGATCTCAGGAGGCATGCCTTTCACCTTCAGCCGCACTTGGGGAGCTCCACTCGGATCCTGCGTCGGATGTGCGCGCGTCGTCCGCCGCCAAGACGGCACCCGCGGATGACCCGTCGCACCCTCACCCACCTCATCGCCCGCAGCAGCCCGCTGCACCCCCTCAACGAACCAGGAGAACGCATGACCAGCCCCAACCCGACCCGCACCGTCCGCGTCTACACGAAGCCGAACTGCCAGGCGTGCGAGGCCACGAAACGGTGGCTTACCAACCGGCACATCCCCTTCGAGGTGGACGACATCACCACCGAAGCGAACCTCGCCGCCGCGAAGGCACTCGGACACCAGCAGGCGCCCGTCGTCGTCGTGTCCAACGGCACACCAGGCGACGAGGTGTCGTGGTCCGGCCTCAACCCATTCGAACTCGAGAAGCACCTCGGGAAGGCAGCAGCATGAGCGCCGGCGTGCAGCCGGGTCAGACCTGGCGCAACAAGAAGACCGGCGTCGTCACCACCGTGATCGGCGTGCCGGACCGCGGTCCGTGGGGCTACGTCGCCCACCGAGGGAAGCGGCTGACGCACACGAGCCTCGTCCAGTTCACGACGAAGTACGAACTCATCGAAGGAGACGCCGCGTGACCGCGACCACGACGCTCATCGGCAACACGACCAGCGACATCGAGCTCCGCTACACGCAGAACGGCAAGGCGGTCGGCAACGTCACGATCGCCGTCGCGGACCGGAAGTTCGACCGGGCGAAGAACGAGTGGGTCGACGGCGACACGTGGTTCGCCCGCTGCACGCTCTGGGGTGAAGTCGCGGAGCACGCTGCTGGGTCGCTGCCGAAGGGCACGCGGGTCATCGCCGAAGGCCGCATCGGGCAGCGCGACTACGAGGACCGAGACGGGAACCGGCGGACGTCGGTCGAAGTCACGGTCGACGAGATCGGCGCCTCGCTGCGCTACGCGACCGCGCAGGTCACCCGCTCGCAGGGACAGGGCGGCCGTGGAGGCGCGTCCAGTGCTCCGGCGGGTAATCAGCCGGACCCGGCGTGGAACGCCGCTCAGCCGGGCACACAGCAGCAGGACGTGTGGAGCCCCACCGGCGGCGACTACAACGACGAGACCCCGTTTTAACCAGGAGGACGCACGTCATGAACACCCTGAACACAGACCAGCGCGTTGCGCTGGCGCTCATCACGACGTTGCAGCAGGCAGCAGCCGCTGCCCAGACGTTCGCCGTGGCCGCCGGTGACGACACCGAACTCGAACGAGCCGCGCAGTTCTCGGTCGACAACCAGACGGCCATGGTCGAACGGCTCGGTGAGCTCTCCGAAGCCCTCGCCGAGGGTACGGTCCGCATCGTCGATGAGGCCGCCCTCGTACACGAGGTTGCACGAGCGCTCACACCAGCGGGAAGCGACTGGGAGAAGCAGATCACCGCCGCGCAGGGCCTCGTGTTGCGGCGCTGGAAGACGAAGGGAGTGCTGCGATGACTGACCCTGACTCGTTGCGTGCCCGGATGACGCAGATGCTCGTCGTCCTCCAAGACAGCGGCGACATCACCCCGACCGGTGCGCGTCAGATCGAACGCGTCCTCGACGCAGAAGGAGTCCCAGCCTGATGGAACAGATCACCAAACGGCTCATGAACTGGGCCAGCATCCTCGAACCGAACACCCGTGAGCAGGCCGAGCGCCTGTCGCGGATGCCGTTCATCCACCCGCACGTCGCCCTCATGCCGGACGCGCACCTCGGGAAGGGAGCGACTGTCGGTTCCGTCATCCCGACCGTCGGCGCGATCATCCCCGCCGCGGTCGGAGTCGACATCGGCTGCGGCATGATCGCGCTTCGCACGCAGCACAGCGAAGGTGAGTTCCGGGGGCTGCTCGGCGGCGACCTCAGCTACCTGCGCCAGAGCATCGAGGCGCGCGTCCCGCTGTCCGCAGGAAAGCACAACCAGACGGTCGCGGACTCGGCCGCTCCCCGTATCGCCGAGCTCGAGGACCTGGCAACCGCCGCCGGTTTCGACCCGGCCATCTACGCGCCGAACTGGCGACTGCAGCTGGGCACACTCGGCTCCGGGAACCACTTCATCGAGGTGAGCGTCGACGAGGAGGACCGGGTCTGGCTGTTCCTGCACTCTGGCAGCCGCGGTGTCGGCAACAAGATCGCGCAGCACCACATCAAGGTCGCCCAGGGGTACGCCGCACGGAACTACATCGGGCTCGAGGACCCGGACCTCGCGTACCTCGTCGAGGGCACGGCTGAGTTCGACCGGTACATCGCCGAGCTCCGGTGGGCGCAGCACTTCGCACTCCTCAACCGTGAGGAGATGATGCACCGCGTCGTCGCTCAGGTCGAACTCCTGACCGGCGTCGCTGTCGAGGTGTCCGAGAAGGTGAACTGCCACCACAACTACACCGCCGAGGAGCGCCACTGGGGCAAGGATGTGTGGCTGTCCAGGAAGGGCGCGATCGACGCGTCAGCGGGCACGCTCGGCCTCATCCCGGGGTCGATGGGCGACAAGTCCTACGTCGTCCGAGGCCGCGGGAACTCCCTGTCGCTGAACAGCTCACCTCACGGTGCTGGCCGGCAGTACAGCCGGTCGGCAGCCCGTCGGGCGTTCACACACGAGCAACTGCGCGAGGCGATGGTCGGCATCGAGTACCGCGACACGGACGCGTTCCTCGATGAGATCCCTGGCGCGTACAAGCCGATCGACGTCGTCATGGACGATGCCGCAGACCTCGTCGAGGTCGTGCACACCCTCCGTCAGATCGTCAACGTCAAGGGCGACTGACACCAGCACCATCACCCATCCGCGAGAGCGCCGACCCCACCACCACGGGGCCGGCGCTCTCGCGTTCTGCACCAGGAGCGAGCATGACCACACCCACCACCGCCCGTCTCGCGCACGACAACCGAGACGAGCTCGCCACCCGCGGCCACTTCTCCGAGAAGTACTACGACGGCATGAAGCAGGCCCTCGAGACGTGCGCCGACCTCACCGAACACGTCGTCTCCATGATCGGCGTCGCCACCCGCGGCGACGACGAAGTGTCCGGGACGAAGGAACCCCCGCTGCCGTTCAACGCGACCGCCCACGACGACGCGAACAAGCTCTACGCCAGCCTCGTCCTCTTCGCCAGACTCTGGGCTGAACGGCTCCGCCGGCAACCGCCCGGCGTCGTGAAGAACGCGTGGAAGAACGAAGCCGGTACCGTCGTCGGCCTCCCCGCCAACGTCACCCCCGGCGCCGCCCGCCACGCAGTGTCCGTCATGTCGACGTGGCTGGTCGCGCACCTCGAGGACATCTGCTGGCAAGACCAAATCGACGACGTGCAGTTCATGGCTGATGAGCTCCGCAACGTGTGGACCATCAAGAGCCGGTGGCCCACGAAGCGACGTTCGTACTGGTCTCCACTGCCGTGCCCGTCCGATGGCGGCCGGGTCGCCGTGTACCCGCCCGAGGCGGAGAACGACGCAGAGACGGCCGCCTGCACCGGCTGCGGCCGTCAGTTCACGTCCGACGAGTACCAGGCGTACGTCCGCGCCTACAACGCCAGCCGGCAGACCGTCGGCGACAACGCCGCAGCGAAGCAGATGCGTGTCTCCGAGCGCGTCAAGCAGCAGCTGCTCGCCAAGTACGGGAGGACCGCATGAGCACGTACTGGTACTACGAATGCCTCGACCACACGCCCGCACTGAAGTCGGACGACGAGTTCACGCAGCACGGCGGAGACGAGTGGTTCCGGCAGGGCATAGAACTGGCGAACTCCCGCCCGGTCCCTGCCGACGAGGGCACGTACTGGCACACCGCTGATGCAGGCGACGACCACGAACGGTCGCGTCTGTACTTCCGCATGAACGCCCTGAAGTTCCTGCACTTCCACCCCACATGCCGTCTCGGGATCGTGAACGAGTACGGGGAACAAGCGCCGATCGAACCCGCCGGGAGGACCGAATGATTGACCACAACGAACGCGCCGCGGAAGCGCGTGCGCTTCGCCAGGCAGCCGCGGACGCACGCAGCATGCACGACCCGGTCCCGTCCGACTGCGAGGAGTGGGCGTCCTGGCTCGAAGCCCGCGCCGCACGGGTCGAGCAGGCCGCCAGCTCAGGGAGCATACCTCCGGACTCACCCGAGGCGAACGCCCGAGCGCAGGCAGAGGGGCAGACGATCGCCCTGCCGTCCGTGCAGCCGCCGACACGCGAGCAAGTCGCGGAAGCGATCAGGCGGTCCTACGACGCGCTCGTGCACCACGAGCACGAGCGCGCGCCACTCGACGCCGACTACCGAGCAGCCGACGCCGTGCTCGCCCTGTTCCCGCAGCCGACCCCGAGCGCCGAGCCGGACACGCGCGCCATGCAGATGACGATGGCTGACTTGCTCAACCAGTGGGATGACGTGCGCCATCTGAATCGGTGTGCGATCAACGACTGGTGGTATCGGCGCACGTCCCGGCACTCGCTTGAACTTCAGCGCCTCGCCGCCGAGCCGGTGACGGTTGACCGTGACTCGCTCATGGCTGACTTGCTACGCCGTCGCGACAAGAACGGACACCTTACCATCCGGGACATAGAGCGAGCGTTCGGTGCCGCACCCAGCATCGACGAGACCGCGACCCGCGACGTCAACCCGCCGCCCGCGACACCGGAGGAGAGCGAACGATGAGGCGAACCGGCTACAAGGTCGTCGATCAACGCACGGGCGATCGGGTCACGTCGGTCACCTACTTCACCGAGCAAGGAGCGTGGGACGACATCACGTCATGGCAGAACCGTCACGATCAGGGAAAGCGGCCTGACATCACCAGGGACATGCTCGTGAACATGACGGTCGTGCCGGAGGAGCGCGACCGTGGGTGAGCAGCACATCGAGCCGGTCGGCGTCGCGCAGATGGTCGACGGGTACATCAACAGCGAGCTCGAGGACGCGCACCGCTACGAGAACCGCGACGTCCTCGACGAGGAAGGCATCTACGGTCTCCACGCCCTCGCCGCCCGCATCTACGCGCAGGGATTCGAGGACGGCCGCGGCGCGCAGTTCTGGAAGGAGCAAGCTCGCCGCGGCCGCGAGCGAGACGTACAGGCGCGATCCCGGGAGAAGGCCAGCGGTGACTGACGCCGACACCCTGCGTCGGGCGATGCTCGACGAAGCCACCCAGAACGGCCCAGCAGTCACCCCGGCTGCTGGGCCGTCCCCATGGCGGTACCCGTACTGGCCCGCCCACGACATCGCCTACGAGGAGGAACCATGACCGCCACCAACCCGGCGCAGAAGTTCGTTCGCTACAGCACCCACGTCGACACGATCACAGCGGCGTGGGCGTTCGTGATGGAGCGGATGGACGAGTTCGTCCGCCCGACAATCCAGGTCGAAGCGTGCACAACCAACAGCGGCGACGACGGAGAGTGGGTCGACGGGTACGACGCAACCGTTTACGGCGACGTCACCGAAACGGAGGCGCACGCATGACCAAGCTCCCTGACGACGTGTTCCAGAAGCAGGTGTGGTGCTTCACGTGCCCAGCCCCGTCGTGCCGCCTGACCGAATACGGATTCGATGACCGTGAGGACGCCGACAACGCACTACGCGATCACCTGGTCGAGTGCCATGACTGAACGCGAGTACTCGCTGCAAGACCTCGGCGGGGGCCGCTACCGAGTCAGCGGCATTCGCATCAGCCCTACCACCGGCCGCTACGTCACCCAGAAGGAGGAGGAGCGCCGTGAACGAGAACGCAACACCGAAGTGGCTGACACCGCCGACGAGGACTGACCTCGAACGTTACCTAGCATCCATCGACGTGGCCGCCGAGGTCGAACAGGCGCGTGCGATCACCGCCGCGCCACGAAAGGAAGAGCGATGACCGCCCCCACCCCTCCGCCAGACGCCGTAGAGGTAGGCGAGCTGAACATCATCTGCCCGGACTGCAAGCTCGCCGTGTCGCTTCCGGTTCATGCGTGGCTTCAGGACACGGACGGCCCCATTGAAGCCGCCGCATCTGTCGACGTGGACCCCATTTGGGAACACTCGCTACTCACACACCCGGAGGTACACCGATGACCGCCACCACCCCGGAGCAGTTGCGTGCACTGGCGGCACGGTTGAGGACTGAGCAACCCTCGCGGCAGGAACTCGAAGCTGCCCTCCGTACCGCCGCCGACCAACTCGAAGCGCTCGACATCGTGTCCCGTGGTCGGTCGGTAGTTCCGTACGAGACTGTCCGGGCAATCCTCACCTCAGAGGCCATCATCCTCACTGCCGACACCGCACCCCAGGAGAACGAAAGGACCGTGATGCGAGTTGAGGGACACCCACGAGTTGGGGACGTTTACGAGGGTAAGTACGGGGCCGCGAAGGGGAAGCGCATCCGGCTTGTGCGCTTCAACGACGCTCCGGCGCACCTGAACCGGTGGTTCGCAACACAGACGATCCACCACCCGTCATCCCCACGGATGATCGGCAGCACTGGCACAGTCGGCGTCCAGCAGCTCGAAGACCGCTGGCGACTCGTGAAGGCGGAGGCGTCGGATGACTGACCCGGTGGACACGGACGCGCTGAGGGCGATGGCGGCCGCCGGCGACTACAACATGGGGCCGTTCGCCGTTGCGGCCGCTGACGAGGTGGACCGGCTGCGGGAGGCGCAGGGCGGTGAAGCGTGGTTCCACAAGGCCATGGAAGCGCGGACCGAACGGAACCGACTGCGCACCGTGATCGAGAACGCTCCGCACGCAGCAGAATGTGAGCAGTGGGACCTGGAACCACGAACCGGACACGCCCTCTCCGAGCACTGCACCTGCTGGAAGGCGGGCGTGCTGTGAGTCATCCAATCGAGCCAGGCACCGTGATCACCGGCTACTGCGGTGGGGTGTTCGGACGAGACTCCTACGGCGAACACCTCTGCGTCGACAGCGGCTACGACAGCGGCGAACCCTGGGCTGTGTTCCGTGAACTAGACGGGTGGAAGACCTGGAAGGCTCTCCACGGCGAAGACGTCACCAGCCTTCGCTCTGACCCGGAAGAGGACAACGATGGCTGACTGGCCACCGTCGGCACTAGGACACGCCGTAGCCAGCCTCCTTGACACAATCAGGGGTGGCGAATACGGTTGAGCCGTAGGCAAGTGGTGACGAACCGCTTGCCTTTCGTGCTTTCTACGGGAAGGGCCCTCGCTTCAGTGAGGGCCCTTTTCGTGTTTCAGCACACCAGTGCCCCGAGGAGCGGATCGGGTACCGGCGCCGACCATGACGGCGCGCACTGCACACGAGCTCGTTCGCCGGAGACGCATACGGCCCCCACACTTCCGCATGGTTCGGGAGGACGCTCATGCGTCAAAGGTTCCTGATCGCCGACAAGACCGGTTGAGCCGGTCTTCCACGTACAGCTACGGGGATAGGTGGTCAGGTCATCGCTCGCAGTCGCCTTTGCCGGTTCGGCGCTGCGTTCCAGTAGACCGGCTGAGCGGTTTCATGCAGTGGCCCGCCAGGCGAATCCAAGCAAAGCTGCCGCCCGCCGACGAGTGGGCGTAGGAGACAAGCGAGACGGTGCTGCCGCCGATCAGTCGTTCAGTCGACGTCGCCCTCCACGCCCACTCGATCGTGCTCCCACGCTTCCCCGGCCCGCCGGCCAACCATCACCAGCAACGCCGCCGCCGACGCACCACTGAGTGCGAGAGCCGGTCGCGAGCACCCTCAAGTGCGGCGCTGAGTTCGGGGAACACCTTCCCTCGTCGAGACGTGTTCGGGTCACAGCCCGACGAGGACCACTCAGGCCGAGACCCCCGAGGGAAGCCGCGCTGACATGCGGACCCCGGACGGACCGGCCGACCACTTGCGGGGACGTCAACGCGGACAGCCATAGGGCCGCGAAGGACGCCCAAGACGGCGTACGCCCCCAACGCCCAGACGCACCTGCGTCCTCGCACCCTTCACCGGAGAGGCTGCCATGCGATTCCCCGTCGGATCCACCGCCATCCTCCGCGAGCAGGTGTGGGCCGTCGTTGCCGTGCGTAACGGCACACGCCAACTCAAGTCGCTCGACGGCAAGCGCACCGCGTACGAAGCCGCAGACCGGCTTCGACCCGCGCCGTGATCATCGCCCGCTTTCGCGTCGCCACCTGTGCGACCGGAAAGCGCCGGCAGGTCTACGTGCACGTCTACGACGACCGCCTCGACATGGCCCGAGCACACGCGGCCGCACGGCGTAAGCCCTTCGATGAGGCCAGCACCGTACTCGGCGGAGTTGCCATCCAGCAGGGGTACCGCTGGCCCAGTCCCGATGTCACCCCACCCGTCGTCATGCGACTCTGCACCGACCACCTCACCAGCAACGTCATCGCTCACGAGGCCGTGCACTGCGCCACGTCGTTCTACTTCATGGACTGCGTCCCCGGGTGGGAGAGCCGAGCGCGCACCACGTACATCGGCGACCACGAACCCCTCGCGTACTGCGTCGGCGAGATCACCTCGGACGTGATCGCAGGGTTGCACCGACGCGGACTGGTCACATGACCACCGACGACCTCAGCGCCCACAGGACACGGACGAACCGTCGCCCCGAACCGCAGCACGAATCGGCACCAGCCGCCCTCGTCGCTGCAGTCGACGCCGTGTACGAAGCTCTCGAAGACCGACACTAGGCAGGAGCGCAGCATGCGTCCCACCAGCCACGTCGACTACCTGCTGCCCTGGCCACTCCGCCCCATCCGCTGCCTCCTCCACCGACACATGTGGTGCCTGCACCCCGAAGGGCGCGGCTGGTGGTACTGCCGACTCTGCGGCGCCGAGAAGCAAACCGCGATCTGACATGCGGGTCTGCTCAACCCCCGGCTGCCCGACACTCATCCCCACCTCCGGCCGTTGCCCCGTGCACGCACGAGCACACGACCAAGCACGAGGGTCACGGCAGTCACGTGGGTACGACGCCAAGCACGACCGACTCCGACGCGAGTGGGCACCACTCGTCGCAGACGGCACCATCCAATGCGCACGCTGCGACCGGTACATCAACACCGGGGAACCCTGGGCGCTCGACCACAACGACGACCGCACCAGCTACCTCGGCCCAAGCCACACACGCTGCAACAACAGCGCAGGCGGAAAGGCAGCACACCGATGAAGCAAAGCGAACACCTCGAAGCCATCGCCGAAGTCGGGGAACGGTACGAGGCACGCATCCGCAACCAGGTCGCCGCCATCAACCGCATCCTCCCCGGCGGCACCTACGACACCGAGATGCAGGCACTGCACGAACAACTCGCAGCAGTCACCACTGAACGCGACCGCCTACTCCGCGAAGCCCAAGGCTGACCACCCAACACCAAACAGAGAAACCCCGGCGCTGCGCTAACAGCCCGGGGCACGACCGACTCGTGAAGGAGTCGACATGGCCCATGGTACCCAAGGCAGCACCACCAAGCAGTGCAACACGGACGGATGCGACAAGCTCGTCCGAGCACGCGGACTCTGCGTCACTCACTACAACCGACTCACCCAGCCCAACAGACACTCCCCGAAGAGGGCCACCTGCTTCGTCTGTGGTGCTACCTGCTCCCGAACCGGGGGTGGCGGACGCAAGTACGGCGCCACGTGCAGCATCGAGTGCCGACGCGTCCTGACGTTCGGTTGGTCCGAGCCACTGCCAGCAGACCACATGGCCCGATGGGTCGGACGCACCTGCACCTGGAAGCCACCGGCACAACCGAAGCAACCAGCCGCTCGCTTCACAGCAGGACAGTGCAGCGACTGCGGTACCTGGTACACAGCCGAAGCCTGCGGATCACCAGTCAAGTACTGCTCTACCGCCTGCTCACGCCGCACCGCACGACGGACACGGCGAGCACTCGAGCACAACGCGACAGGGACCTTCCGATACACCGACGTACTGCAGCTGTTCATCGCGAACGGACGACGCTGCGCCTACTGCGACCAACCAGTCAACGGACTACCCGACCCCGAGCACGTGATGCCGTTGTCACGAGGTGGAAGCAACGACGCAACCAACCTCGTAGCCTCCTGCCGCCGATGCAACACCGACAAGGGCGACCTCACCCTCGAAGAGTGGGCAGCCTCCCGACACCAGAGAGACCTACCACCCGTCCTCACGCCGGCAACTGCCACCGACGGACGGTTCAAGCACCTCATCATTGCCACCCCAAGCCGATCGGCCTGGCGAAACCGCACCGCCAGCTGACCCCCCAGGGGACCTCTCCTCTCCCCCCACCCAGGGGCCCGGACCGCCGGGGAGGGCACCCTGTGGTCCGTCAGGTTCAAAGTGTTGCGGATCCGCCACTGGAGGGGGTTTCTGATGCCCAGTGGTGGTGCTCGTGCTCGTTCTGGTCCGCCTGCTGATCCGACTGCGCTTCGGCGGGATCGGAAGGATGATGCGGGTTGGGTGGTACTGCCGGCGGCGGGTTTCGCTGGTTCGGTTCCTGACTTCCCCCTGCCGGCTGCGCTCGACGCTGAGGTTGACCTGTGGGAGAAGCTGTGGCGGAAGCCGCAGGGTGAGATGTGGTCGCAGCATGGTCTCGAGTTCGAGGTCGCTGCGTACGTGCGGGCTTTCATCGAGTCTGTGCAGCCGGAGGCGACCGCTGGTTTGAAGACGGCGGTGCTGCGGATGGCCGCGGAGATCGGGCTTTCGCTTCCGGGGATGCATGGTCTCAGGTGGAAGATCGCCGAGAGCGTTGCGGACACCGCGCGGCCTGCTCCGGAGCGGAAGTCGTCTTCGTCGAGGGCGAGGCTGAGGGCGGTTCCGAATGTCGGGAGCGAGTGACTTCGTAGTCGACTTCCCGACGCTGGGCTTCCTCGCGGCTGACTGGATCGAGTGGCACTGTCCGATCCCGGATGGATTCCATCAGGGCAAGCCGTACGTGATGGCCGACTGGCAGCTGTGGTGCACGGCGAACCACTACCGGGTCAAGAAGGATGCCCTGTGGGTGCCTGACAACCCGGTGCGTGGTCCGGCTTTCTACTACCGCCGGTCGCTCGTCGTGGCGCCGCAGAAGACCGGCAAGGGCCCCTGGACAGCGTCGCAAGCTCTACTCGAGGGCCGCGGTCCGGTCCTGTTCGCAGGGTGGGCGCGCGGTGGTGAGACGTACGACTGCCGGGATCATGGTTGCGGTTGCGGGTTCGTGTACGAGTACGAGCCTGGTGAGCCGATGGGGATGCCCTGGCCGACGCCGCTGATCCAGATCATGGCGACGTCCGAGGATCAGGTCGACAACATCTGGCGCCCGCTGACCGCGATGGTGAAGAACGGCCCGCTCAGTGAGACGGTGAAGGCCGGCGAGGAGTTCCTGCGGTTGCCAAACAACGGCCGCGTGGACAAGATCACCTCGAGCGCGCTCAGCCGTCTGGGTAACCCGATCACTGCCTGCTTCCAGGACGAGAACGGGACGTACACGAAGTCGAACGGGCTGACGAAGACAGCTCGGACGATGCGTCGTGGCGTCGCGGGAATGTCGGGGCGGTCGAACGCGACCACGAACGCGTGGGATCCGTCAGAGAAGTCTGACGCGCAGGAGACGTACGAGCTCCACCCGAAGGACGTGTTCATCTTCTTCCGGCAGCCGCCGGAGTCGCTGAAGTTCAAGCGCAAGGCCGATCGCCGGAAGGTCCTCGAGCACGTCTACGAGGGGTCCTGGTGGGTGGACCTCGATTCGATCGAGGCGGAAGCCGCCGAGCTGATGCAGCTTGACCCTGGCGAGGCCGAACGCTTCTACGGCAACCGTCTCGTTCAGGGGCAGGGGACGTGGCTGCCACGAGAACTGTGGGAGAACGCCTATGCCGGAGATGGTCTGGCTGCCGAATCCGCCTGACGGGACCGACGTCTGCTTGGGCTTCGACGGCAGCAAGAACAATGACTGGAGCGCGATCGCCGGAGAGACGATCGACGGGTTCTCGTTCACGCCTCGCTGGGGTGACGACCAGATTCCGACGGTCTGGGACCCGGCGAACAGCAACGGCAGGATCCCGCATGGCGAGGTCGCTGTCGCGATCGAGGAGCTGTTCCGGCGGTACAAGGTCAAGCGGTTCTACTGCGACCCGCAGGACTGGGAAACGGACATCGAGACGTGGGCACTTGCCTACGGAGTAGAGACCGTCATCGTGTGGCCGACCAACGTCGTGTCACGGATGCATCCGGAGCTCGTTCGGTTCGAGGAAGACCTCATCGAGAACCGAATCAGGCACGACGGTTGCCCGATCACTGTCGGCGCCGCGGCGAATGCGCGCAAGAAGCCGCAGCCGGGGCAGCGGTTCACGATCGAGAAGCCGAACGAGCACCAGAAGATCGACGCGCTGATGGCGCGCGTCCTCGCCCACACTGCCGCACGCGATTCGATCGCTGCGGGTTGGACGGCCGCGAAGGCCCGAAGCAAGGTCCGCGTCTGGCGGTGAATGAAGGGAGTCCTCGTGGCTATCGAGAACCCCGAAGCGATCCGTGATCGGCTGCTGAAGAAGCTCGGTCGTGAGCGTCGGTTCTTGACGCGGTATGACGACTACTTCGAGGGTGAGCAGGGGCTGAAGTACCTGGCTCCGGAGGTGCGGGAGCAGATCGGCACCCGTCTTGTGGATCTGCTGATCAACCTGCCGCGGTACACGACTGACGTGTACGAGAACCGTCTCGACATCCGTGGGTTCCGGTTCCCGGGTGATGATTCCGGCGACAAGGGTCTGTGGTCGGTGTGGCAGCACAACGACGGGGACATGCTGTCTCAGCAGCTGCACCGTGACAGCCTCGCGGTGGGGCGCTCCTACGTGATCGTGGGAGAGGGCGACGATGACGTGCCGCTCATCACCGGCCAGTCCGCGTTCGATGCGATTCACGAGGACGACCCGCGTACCCACAACGTGCGGTACGGGATCACTCAGTGGACGGAGGAGGACGGGTCCCGGTGGATCAACCTGTTCCACCCGAACGGACGTGTCACCTGGGTTCGCCGGCCGAACTCGAAGGACTGGACGGTCGATGGGACCGAGGAGAACAACTTCGAGCTGCCGCGTCTGGTGCCGCTGATCAACGATCCTCGGATCCTTGGCCGTCAGGTGCCTCGACGTTCCGACCAGAGGTTGGGTCGAAGTGTCTTCCATGATCTGCTCGGTCCGACGGAGGCGCTGAACAAGATCCTCACCGACATGATGGTTTCGGCTGAGTTCCACGCCATGCCGCGACGGTGGGCGACGGGGCTCGCGGAGGACGACTTCGTCGGTGAGAACGGTGAAGCGATCAGCACGTTTGAGATGATCGCTGGTCGCATCTGGGGCGTCACGAACGAGAAGGCCAGCTTCGGGCAGTTCCCTGAGGCGAACCTCGACAACTTCCACTCGACTGCGAAGCTGCTCGTGCAGTTCGCGTTCATGATGCTCGGTCTGCCGGCGCACTACCTGCCGTTCGTTGGGGACAACCCGGCGTCGGCGGATGCGATCCGGTCGTCGGAGTCGCAGCTCGTGAAGCGGGCTGAGCGGAAGCAGTCGGTGCTGTCGACTCGGTGGGAGCGGGTGCAGCGTCTGGTGCTTCTGACGCAGGGTCAACCCGACTCGGAGAACGCCCGTCAGATCGAGACGATGTGGGGCGACCCGGCGACTCCGACGTTCGCGCAGAAGGCGGACGGCACGGTGAAGCTCGTGCAGGCGAAGGACTCGACGGGCCGGTCGATCATCACGGTTGACCAGGCACGTGAAGACCTCGGCTACACGCAGGGTCAGCGAGACCGGATGGCGGCGGCGGACGCACTGGCGGATGACGCGACGCTCGCGGCGTCCGTGCGGGCGGCGGCGGATGCGGAACGTGCGGCAGGAGTGAACGGTGGCGACACCCTTTGACCTAGCGCGGAAGCATCAGCTGTCACGCATCGCGCTGTCGTACGACGCAGTGCGACGCACGGCCGCTTCGTGGCGGGCAGCTGATGTCGACTACCTCGATACGTCGTGGAACGTGATCGCACCGGCGCTCGTGGATCAGGTCTCCGAAGCGCAACGTGTTGCAGCGTCGCAGTCTGACTCGTTCATCGATGATGCTGTGGCAGCGCAGGGCGGATCCGCGGGGAAGGCAACCGTCAATCCGGACGCTTTCGCGGGGGTCATGATCGACGGCCGCGAGGTCGGGCCGGCGATGTTCGGTGCTGTGACGCACACCAAGATGCTGATCGGTGCAGGCATGCCGCCAGCTCGTGCGTTCGAGGGTGGGGCGTCGTTCCTCGCGACTGTCGTCCAGTCTGCGATCGCGGATGCTGGCAGGCAGTCGGATCGTGTGTCGATGATCGGGAAGCAGATCACCCGGTACATCCGGGTCATCTCACCGGGTGCGTGCTCGCGGTGCGCGATTCTCGCCGGTGTTGCGTCCGCGGCGAAGGCGTACGAACGTCACCCGAACTGCCACTGCACGGCGTGCCCGCTGCCGGATTGGGATTCCCCCATCCCGGACGGCTTCTACCGTTCAGCTGACGACTACTTCGACTCCCTCGACCCGAAGGAGCAGAACAGGGTCTTCACGAATGCTGGTGCGACGGCGATCCGGGCTGGCGCCGATCCGACGGCGATCGTGAACGCACGACGTAACGCGGTTGGGCCAGGAGGTCTGACGGAGCGGAAGTCGGGGCTGAAAGCAGAGCTCGGGTACGACGTGTTCGGCAAGCCGATCAAGGTCTACACGACGAGTGAGGGCACGACGATCCGTGGTGCGTACGGACGCGCTGAGGCTCGCCGTCAGGCCGAGTTCACCAAGAGTGCTCGTGACCGATACCGGCGGACGGTGAACCCGCGGCTCATGCCGGAGACGATCGTGCCTCTCGCCAAGGGTGACCCGGAGAAGCTTCGTCGGCTCCTCGGCCAGTACGGGTACCTCAACTGACTTCCCACCGTCTGGTGGAAGCGCCCACGCGCAGCGCATGCGCGGTCATGCCGACGGGCTCACGGAAGAAAGGGCACAGACCCCATGTCTGGAACGAACACCACCACCGCACAGGCTTACGGTCCTCGTCGATCGTCTCGTCTCGAGCTCATGGGCATCCGCTTCGTGAACGAGAACGAGGGCGGCGAGAACAACAACGCTGGCGGATCCGGCGAGAACAACCAGTGGACGCCCCCGGCGTCCCAGGAAGACCTCAACCGGATCATCGCTGACCGGCTGTCGCGCGATCGCGAGAAGTTCAAGGACTACGACGCGCTGAAGACGAAGGCCGAGCAGTTCGACCGCCTGCAGCAGAACGGCGCCGGCCAGACGGCCGACGTCACCGCGCAGCTGCAGCAGTTCGAGCAGCGCGTCACCGCTGCCGAGACGTCTGCCTCGCAGACGCAGGAACAGCTGACCGCGACGCAGACGGAACTCGCCCGCAAGGACGTCGCTCTCACCAAGGGCATCGGCAAGGAGCAGCTGCCCCTGCTGACGGCGACCACGAAGGACGAGCTCGAGAAGCAGGCGGACGCGATCCTCGCGCTCACCCGCGGCTCAGGCCGAGTGCCCGGTCAGGGCGGTGGCGGCGGCGACGCCCCCTCCGGCCTCGACGCTGGCCGCGCCGAGTGGGAGAAGCGGCACCCCAAGAAGAACTAGCCCCGCAGCAACCGTGCTTCGGGCTCGAGCGCTCTGGAAGGAGCACCCACCATGGATCTCACTCCTCGAGTTGAGACGTTCGGCCAGGAAGACCAGACCTGGCTGGACTCGGCCCACGGCACGGACGCTGCAGTCAGCGGAACCGTCGACCTGACGAAGGGCTTCGTCGCGGGCACGCACTACGCGAGCGGTGACCTGCCGTCCGGCACCCCGCTGGGTCTCGTGACCGCGTCCGGGAAGTACGGCCTGTACGACGACTCGGCGACCGACGGCCGTCAGACCCTCGTCGGGCACACCCTCATCACGGTGAAGGCCCGTGGCGATGTCATCGTCCCGGTCCTCGTCCACGGCCGGATCAACCGCTCCCGCCTCCCGTTCGCCATCGACGCTGCCGGTGTGGCTGACGTCGCGGGCCGCATCCAGTACGTCTAAGGAGACCCACGATGCAGATCAACACCGACTACATCCAGCCGGCGGAACTGACCGGGTTCGCTCGTGAGGCGCTGGCCGACCTCGAGCAGAACCAGTTCACCCTCTCGGCGTTCCTGCCGTCCAGCCCCGTCGACGACCTGCAGTACCGCTTCAACCGCGGTGGTGTCGGTCTCGCCGACGCGGCGACGTTCCGCAGCTACGACGCCGAAGCGTCGATCGGCCGACGCCCGGGCACGACTCGCGTCACCGGGGATCTTCCGCCGGTGTCGCGGAAGATCCGCCTCGGCGAGTACGACCGTCTGCGTCAGCGGAAGGCCGACGACTCCATCCGTGGCGGCCTGTTCGATGACACCGTCAACATGGTCACTGCTGTCGCTGCTCGCCTCGAGCTCGCTCGAGGTTCGGCTCTCTCGGCTGCTCAGGTGTCGCTGAACGAGGACGGTGTCATCGCGAACGTCGACTTCGGCCGTCGGGCTGCGCACACCGGCGTCGCCCCGGCCGCGCTCTGGTCGAACTCCGCCACCGCGACCCCGATCGCGGACATCATCGCCTGGGTCACGACGTACCGGAAGAACAACGGCGGCAAGACGCCGGGTGCCTTCCTCACGTCCCAGACTGTCCTGTCGAACATCCTGCGTTCGCAGGAGGTCCGTGGCCTCGCCGCAGCGAACGGCGTCACCCCGTCGATCATCAGCCCGCTGGTGCTGAACACGATCCTGCAGGCCTACAGCCTGCCGCCCATTGTGCTCAACGACGCGCAGATCGCCGTCAACGGCATCGCCACCCGCGTCATCCCGGAGAACAACTTCCTCATGCTGCCCTCCGTCGGCGACACGCAGCTCGGTGGGACGCTCTGGGGCACCACGGCCGAGTCGCTGGAAGAGGACTACGACCTCGCCGGCAACGAGCCGGGCATCGTCGCGGGCACCTACCACACGTTCGACCCGGTCGCCGTGTGGACGAAGGCCGCAGCGATCGCGCTGCCGGTCCTCGCGAACCCGGACCTCACCTTCCAGGCGGTGGTCATCTGATGGCCGCCACGAAGGTGTTCGTCACCGTGCACGACGACAACGGTGCACCGTACACGTTCGAGCCGGGCGCTGACGTGCCCGACTGGGCGGCGCGGAAGATCTCGAACCCGAACGTCTGGGACGGCGACGCCCCCGTGTTCGAGGAAGAGGGGCCGGAAGGTGGCCTCAGCGAAGACGAGGTCAACGAGCCTGCCCGCTCGGGCAAGGGCTCCGGTCTCGCCGTCTGGGCGCCCTACGCGAAGGGCCTCGGCATCGAGGTCCCCGACGAAGCGTCCCGTGACGACGTGATCAAGCTCGTCGACGAGAAGAAGACCTCCACCAAGGCCTGACACTCACCCTGGCGGGTCACCGGCAAGACCGGTGGCCCGCCCCCACTACTTCACACCCCGCGGAGGTCGCCGTGTTCTGGTTCACCGTCACCCCCGGCGACATCGTCAAGCGGTGGCGTCCGCTCGAAGACGCCGAAACAGGCGTCGCCGAGCAGATCATCGAGGACGCGCAGGACATCTTCGAGTCCGCCGTCGAAGCGGCTGGCATCGCTGCCCCCGCACCTGACGACGAGCGTCGCAAGCGTGCGTACATTCGCGCCGTGGCCTACATGGTCATCCGCGTGTTCAAGAACCCTGACGGCATCCTCACAGAGACGCTTGACGGGTACACGTATCGCCGAGACAGCGCAGTGTCCACCGGGATGCTGCAGCCCACGGCCGACGAGATCGACCAGCTCCGGCCCACTGCCCGTCCGCGTCGCGGCGCTTTCACGATCAGGCCCTCATGAGCCGCGAATCGACGATGGCCCGTGGCCGCGCTTTCGCCGAATCAGGCATGGCGGAACGGTGCTCCGTCACTTCTGAGAAGACCGGTGTGCTGAACGAAGCCACTGGCAAGCGGGAGACGGTCTCAGTGACGGTCTACGACGGCCCATGCGCCTTCACCGCCGCCAACGTGCAGGCAACGGACGTGGAGCAGTCGGGCCAGTTCCTCGTCTCACAGTCCGCGACCCTGTCGCTGCCGATGGCTACCTCGGGTGCGGTCACGAAGGGCCATGTGGTGACGATCACCGCGTCCGCAACTGACCCAGCACTCGTCGGCAAGAAGGCGCGCATCGACGCGCCGTTCGCGACGTCGTACTCCACCGCCCGGCGTTTCCCCATCACCATCCTCACCTAGGAGATGCAGTGGCAGACGACAACGGCCTCAACGAGCTCGTCCGGCAGATCGGCGAAGTGCCCAGGCAAGTTGCCCCCCGCCTGCGGCAGGCCGTCGAGGTCACGGCCCGGAAGATCAAGGACCAGATCAAGAGCGACTACAACGGCTCCCGCGGGCTCCCCGCAGCATCTGGTTCGATCAACTACGACCTGCACGGCACGACCGGTCAGGTGATCGGCGGCATCTCCGCAGAGATCGGCCCAGACCTCGGACGCCGGCAGGGTGCGCTCGTCGGACTCGTCGACGTTGGTACCCCGAAGACCCCCGGCAAGCACCGCATCCCGAAGGCACTCGCGGACAACGAGGAAGACTTCGACCACGGCATCCAGAAGGCCATCCAGGACGGCATGCGGGATGCGGGTCTGACGTGACCAGAGCGCACACCCATGCGGTTCAGGCAGCCCTCGAAACAGACCCGGGGCTGGTGGTCTTCGTCGGCATCGCACCCGACAAGCAGCCCTACCCGTACGTGATCCTGCGACCCGGTCTGGCAACTGACCGAGCAGAACGTCTCACCGGTGCGGAGTCGACGTTCACGCCGTCGTACACGGTGCTCGCCTGTGGGGAAGACCCGGAGCAGGCCGAGTGGGTCACCGAACACGTCGACGCTGCGCTGCGGCCCCGAGGACGCGGTATCACGCCGACCGTGGCAGGCCGATCCACCGGGCACATCCGGAGGGACACGCTGCAGCCGCTCCTGCCCGACGACGACTCCCAGCCGCCGGGCTGGTACCGCGTCGCGGAGTACAGCTTCCGATCCGCACCCAAGTCCTAAGCCTCACCAACCGGTGGGGCTTTTCTCGTTCCGAAGGGACCTCATGTCCGACCAGTTCGTCACCGTGACCGGACCGCACGGCCGCCACATCGAGGTGCTGAAGAGCACCCAGGAGGCGCTGCCGGAAGCGTTCCCCCTCGCGGATCCGCCGGCCAACAGCCGAGCGAAGCGATCGACCGCGAAGAAGCCCAACCCGAAGCCCACCCACACGCCCACGGCCGCCCCGGTCGAGGGCGAGCAGGGCGCACCTGACTCGTCGGCAACCGCAGACGAGACCTCCACGGTGGAGACCACGAAGGAGGCCCGCTGAGATGGGCATCAACACCAGTTCCGTCAGCTCGTCCGTCCTCGCCGACGGCAACCTGCTCGTCCTGGGCGCACCTGCCTCGGTGCTCGCCGCAGGGAAGAAGCTCACCGACCTCAAGCTGAGCGACCTGACCGCCGCAACGTTCGTCGACCTGACGTACGACTTCACGGCTGGCTCCGGCTGGGCCGACGGCCGCACGCAGGAGAGCGTCAGCGATGACCGGCTCACGTCCCCGACCGTGTTCACGCGGCCGGGCAAGGTCACCGACACCCTCACGGCGCAGTACGTCTACGGCAGCTCCGACAGCGTCGCTGACCCGCTGCTCGTCGAGGGCGCCGCGATCGTGTTCGCGACCCGGTGGGCGGTGCCTCACGACCAGGCGCTGTCCGCCACCGACAAGTTCGACCTCTGGTACACGATCGCCGGTGTCAAGGCGAAGGACCAGCCGGCGGCGAACAGCGTCTTCACGAAGACGCAGAGCTTCTTCATCCAGAAGTTCCGCGTCGCACGCGACGTCACCCTCTCCGCGACCTGATCACCAGGTCGTGACCTACTCCCGTGCGGGCGGTTCCACCGTGCCGCCCGCACGGGTCCTCTTTCACGGTGGATCAACGGTGGAGAAGCATCATGGATTTCAGCGAGAAGCTGGCGAAGGCGAAGGCACGCGAGGAAGAGCGCGGCCGGCCCACGAAGACGGTGACGGTGTCCCTCGACGCTGAGGTGACGACGCGTTTGCGGGAGCTCGAGGAGAAGCTCGAACTCGAGAAGCAGAAGCCGCAGGACGGACGCCTGGCGAAGAAGAACCCGCTCGCGCTGCTCATCGACGAGATCGAGGAGGTGCAGGCAGAGTTCGAGGACACTCTCGTCGATCTGAAGTTCACCCGGCTCAAGGGTGGCGACTGGAACGACCTGACGGTGACGAACCCGCCGCGGCTGAACTCCATCCCGGACACTCAGTTCTTCGGCTACAACATCCACGCCGTAGCACGTGCAGCCGCACCCCTGTCGGGTGTCCTCGTCGCTGACGGTGAGGAGCAGCCGCTCAGTGAAGCTCAGTGGGCCGACCTGTTCGAACTGATCGACGGCAAGGGCCACGAGGAGATCGCAGACGCGATCTACCAGCTGAACGAGGGCGACAGCAAGCGGGCGGTGGACCTGGGAAAAGCGCGGCGCGCCGCAGCGCTCGCCTCCGAGACGAAGTCCTCCTAGCTGTCCGCCTTGGCGTCTCGCCGGCTCGCCTACGCGGCTGGGAGCCGCGCGAGACGCATGTGCCTGAGTACGACGCGGACGGGCGCCTGATCGCCGTGCACGTGGACAGGGAGCCCGAGTGGACGCCTGCTCAGGTGGCCCTTGTCTTGGGCGTGGAAGCACATGAGGCGTCGGTCGGCGCTCACGGTCAGCCTCTCGACGAAGCCACCTCGTCCGAGAGCGACCCGAACAACCCAGAAGGCATCCGGGCGTACCGCGCCGGCATACCCGTCGTCACGCCGGAAGGCAGCACCGTCTACGCGCCCCTGCGCGACTGGGCGATGAAGGCGCAACTCGACGCGATGGACAAGTGGCGTGAAGCCGCTGGTGACAACGCGAACACGAACGGTCTCTTCTTCCCGGTCTCCGTGATCGAGCGCGGAGACATCACCAACAACTGAACAGCAGACGGAGGTCCCCTCGATGGCCGATCACGTTGTCTCCGTCACCATCCGAGCGCAGGTGCAGCAGTACCTGCAGGGGATGAACCAGATCCAGCAGGCGACGGCGCAGGCGAACACCGAAGCCCAGAACCTGCAGGCTCAGGGTGAGGGGTTCGAGAAGGTCGGGAAGGGCCTGCTCACCATCGGCACCGTGGCTGCTGCCGCTGTCGGCGTTGCGGTCAAGGCGTTCGCAGACTTCGACGCGCAGATGTCTCAGGTGCAGTCCCTTTCCGGGGCGACCGCTTCGGAGATGGACAAGCTCCGGAACGCTGCGCTGACGATGGGTCAGAGCATCGGCTTCTCGGCCACTGAGGTAGCCGAAGCAGAGACGGAGCTCGTCAAGGCTGGCGTGTCCGTGAAGGACATCATGGGCGGCGGCCTGAAGGGCGCCCTGAACCTCGCCGCTGCAGGGCAGATCGAGGTTGGCCGGGCGACGGAGATCGCAGCGTCCGCTCTCACCCAGTTCAAGCTGAAGGGTTCGGACGTACCGCACGTCGCCGACCTCCTGGCCGCTGGTGCGGACAAGGCGCTCGGTGGCGTGGAGCAGCTTGGTCAGGCGCTGCAGCAGTCCGGTCTCGTCGCGAACCAGTTCGGTCTCACGATCGATGACACCGTCGGCACGCTGGCTGAGTTCGCGCAGAACGGCCTGATGGGTTCCGACGCGGGAACGTCTCTGAAGTCGATGTTCCTGATGTTGGCGAACCCGTCCAAGCAGGCCGCCGAGGCGATGAAGCAGTACAACATCCAGGCGTACGACTCGCAGGGCGCGTTCGTTGGGATCACCGCTCTCGCGGGTCAGCTGAAGGAGGGCTTCACCGGCGTCTCTGACGCAAGCCGGGACGCTGCTCTCGCAACGATCTTCGGATCCGACGCGATCCGCGCGGCGAACATCCTCTACACAGACGGCGCCAAGGGCAACCGGCAGTGGATCAACTCCGTCAACGAGGCTGGCTTCGCAGCGCAGCAGGCCGCGGGCAAGACCGACAACCTCAACGGCGACGTGAAGAAGCTCGGCGCTGCGTTTGAGTCCGGTCTCATCAGGTCTGGTTCCACCTCGAACGGGGTGCTCCGAGAGATGGTGCAGTCCGTCACCGGTCTGGTCTCCGCGTTCTCGAGCGCTCCTACTTGGCTGCAGGCCACAGGTCTCGGGCTGACCGCTGTTGTCGCTGCTACCGCTCTGGCCGGCGGTGGCTTCTTGACGATGGTGCCGAAGGTTGCTGCTGCTCGTACCGCGATGCAGCAGATGAACCTCACGGTGGGCCGTGTCGCGAAGGGCTTCGGCAAGGGTGCTGGCGTGGCGGTCGGCATCGCCGCGGTCATCTCCGGCTTCTCGAACCTCGGCAAGGAAGCGTCCCTCACCGAAGGGGAAATCGCCCGCCTGAACGCCGCAATGACGGCGAACAACAAGAACGCACTGAACCAGCAGTTCGTCGGCGGCGGTGGCGCGTTCGACATCATCAACGACAAGGCCACGTCGGCGAAGAAGGCGCTTGACGCCATTTCTGGCAGCGGCAACGAACGAGCCGTCGGCTTCGGCAAGTTCGTCGATGGGCTGAGCTTCGGGCTCAGCCACATCTCTGACACGGCCACTCGGTTCGAGGCGCAGTTCAAGCAGATGGGTGAAACCCTCGCCGGCACCGCTGAGACTGACGTCGGCGCCGCGGCGAAGGGCTTCAACCAGCTGGTGAAGCAGATGGGTGGCGGCAGCGACACTGCCCGCGACCTGCTCAACAAGATGAAGCCGTACAAGGACGAGCTTCAGGCTCTCGCCGCGGCGCAGGGCAAGACCGTCGATGAGCAGGATCTCCTCAACCTCGCGCAGGGCAAGGGGTCCCTCGCGGCGTCTCTCGTCGCCACGTCGACGCAGCAGCAGAAGGAACAGCTGGCGGAGCTCACCGGTGCCGCTGGCGACGCGAAGCAGAGCATCACCGATCTCGCGGACTCGATCCGCAGCTTCGGTTCGACGCAGCTGTCTGTAGAGCAGACCGAGTCTGACTTCCAGGCGGCCATCGACGATGCGACGAGCTCGCTGAAGGACAACGGTCGCACGCTGGACCTGAACTCCGAGAAGGGCCGTTCGAACGCTGCTGCGCTCCGTCAGATCGCTCAGGACGGGATCGCGGCCACGGCGGCGATCGCGGAGAACGGCGGCACTCAGGCGGACGCTGCAGCGAAGATGCAGACCACGCGGGATGCGTACATCCAGGCGGCTGAGGCGTTTGGCCTGTCGGGTGATGAAGCGGCGAAGATGGCGGACCAGCTGCGCCTCGTGCCGGAGAACGTGAAGACGTTGTTCCAGCAGGACGGTGCGGAGAACGTCGTCACGCAGGCGAAGCGGATCCAGGACGAAGCCGACAAGGCCACCCGGAAGCGTGTGCTGAAGGTGCAGGGTGAAGTCCAGGACGCGCTGCAGAAGCTCGAGGCGACGAAGGCGAAGCTCGCGAGCGTGCCGGCCTCGAAGCGCACCGAGGTGCGTGCGGAGGTAGCGAGCGCTCAGGCGAACCTCTACGCGGTGCTGCGCACGCTGCAGTCTCTGCAGTCGAAGACCCTGACGATCACCACCGTCAACCGGAAGGTCGATCAGGCGGTGTCTGCCGGCGCATCGCGAGGTGCTGCTGGTGCTGCGTACAAGGCCAGCGGTGGGTACGTGTCTGGTCCGGGTTCGGCTACGTCCGACTCGATCCCGGCTCGCCTGTCGAACGGTGAGTTCGTTCTGCAGGCGTCGGCGGTCCGCCGCTATGGCGTGCCGTTCCTCAGCCGTGTGAACGAGGGCCGGTACGCCAGTGGTGGTCTCGTCCGGCGTTTCGCGTCCGGCGGGTTCGTTTCCAACGAGACGCAGGCTGCGAAGCGGGCGAAGAACCGGTTCAAGGCGGCGCAGGATGCTCAGCGTCGTGCTCAGAGCGCTTTCAACAAGGCGAAGACGGCATCGAACCGTCAGCGTCTGCTGGCGGCGCAGGCCGAGACTCGTGCGGCGAAGGCTGCCACGCAGAAGGCGGACGCCGCGTTGGCGCGTGCCAAGGCTGCGCCGACGGGTGCTGACGTGGGCGACCGGATCTCGTTCCGGTCCTCGGTTCGCACTGGGGACTTCGACGTCTCGTCCGGTGTGCAGAGCCTGTACCAGATGGGGCAGGACTCGTCGAAGTACTCGGCAGGTCAGCGTGCGTCGTTCCTGCGGTCAGCCGACAAGAACGAGCGGGCGTTCCTCGGTCTCGAGAAGCAGTCGACGAAGGCTGCGGACGCGGTCAAGAAGGCGTCCGATCGACTGGATGATCTCCGTCAGTCGTCGACGTCCATGTCGTCTGCTGTGCAGGGGAAGCTGTCGGATGTCTCGTACGGGGACTACCGGTCTGGTTCGTCGCTGCTCCGTGGTCTGACACAGCGAGCCGGGAAGCTGAAGCAGCTGCAGGCGTTGCTGGTCTCGTTGCAGAAGAAGGGGCTTGCTCCCGCTCTGCTCAACGAGATCGCTTCGCTCGGTGTGGACCAGGGGCTTCCCCTGGCCCGCAGCCTCGCGTCGATGAGCAAGACGGACCTCTCCGCCGTCAACAAGCAGTACCAGGCGGTGCAGTCCACGTCGACGAAGATCGGCAACCAGGTCGCGGACGCGAACTTCGGGAAGCTGATCGCGACGGCGGAGAAGTCCCTGACTGCGGCGAACAAGAACGCGACGTCGATCGCGCAGGCCATCGACCGCCAGTCGAAGGCCCTGCAGAAGCTGATCGGCCGGGCGCTGAAGGTCCCGGGCTATTCGGCCGGCGGCTACACCGGCGACGTCGGCACGAACGAGGTCGCTGGCGTGGTCCACGGCCGTGAGTACGTGATGAACGCGGCAGCGACAGCACGGAACCGGGCAGCGCTTGAGGCGATGAACAGCGGCAGTGTCCGCTACATGCAGCCGGCACCTGTCATTCAGCAGGCGCCGCCGGTGCAGCAGTCGTACACGCAGCAGGTGACGGTCACCCCGATCGAAGGCGCTGACAGCGCCACGGTCGCCACAGTGCTCGGTCGAGAGATCGGGCGCGAGTTCGCAGGGATGGTGTCATGACGACAGTCACGTTTAATGGGGTGACGTTCGACGACGAGGCCCTGTCTGGGTTTACGTTGTCGAAGCTGGTCGGCTGGTACGACGGCGCTCCGACCCGCTATCAGGCGGACACGCGACCTCAGGCGCACGGGTCGTTCCGACCGGGACCCATCTACCGAGACCCCCGTGTGGTGTCGGTGGAGGGATCCTGGTCGGGCGACTCGCTGGCCGCGGCGTACGCGGCCCGTGACGTGCTCGCCGGGTTGGCTGCCGACGGCCGAGAGGTGACCTTCACGGTCAAGGATCCGGTCGACACCCGGACGATGCGCGCTGGCCTCTCGTCGGCACCGAAGATGGATGACGGCTTGTACCAGCCGTACTTCAGCTTCGCGTTCGACGTCATCGCGGCGGACCCGTTCCGATACGGCCCTGCCGCGGTGGCACCCACAGGGGTAGCGGTCCCGTCATCTGGTCTGGTCTGGCCGCTCGGGGTCGCTGCAGGCACCACGCCATCCCAGGGCCTGTACCCGGCGACGTACTACGTCCGTGACCAGAACACGCCCGGCTTCTACCTGACTGACGGTCTCGTCAGCAACGGCGATGGCACCTACCAGCCTCAGCCAGCGCAACCCACAGGCAAGTACTTCGACTGGGGCACTCCCGGATCCACCGGCCGGGTTTCGGTGACGAATGCGGGCACTGCAGAGACGGTCTCCATGTTCGACGTGGTCGGCGGTCTCGGCGGCGGGTTCGAGCTCGTGTGGGTGCCCACTGGGCAGCGTGTCCGGTTCGAACGTCCGGTCGCTCAGTCGGAGACGATCCGCCTGAACCCACGCACCGGCCGCGTGACCCTGAACGGGTCCGACGTGACCGGGTTCCTCACCGCATCTGACTGGTGGACCGTCCCCCCGAAGAGCACCGGCGACGTGCAGTTCCTGCCGATCGGCACCGTCACCGGAACGCCGACGCTGACCGTGTCCACGTCAGCCGCTTACGCATGACTACGAAGAGGAGATGCGCATGGCGCTGACCAACGGATTCGTGACCACCGCCGGCACTGGCGCTCTCGACGCACGGCAGATGGACGCGGCACGGGTGATCCGGAACCCGGATAACACCATTCGCACCGGGCAGCTGTTCGGAGACAGCGGCGCCCTACAGCCCACGTCGTCGATGACCATCCGGTTCCTTGGCGACACGAGCTGGGTACTGTCACGAGGCAAGTCCGACGGCGCAGTGATCCTGTCCAACGTCGGCGACGTGACCGTATCCCTGGACGCCGCGCCATCAGCGAACAGCCGGTACGACGCGATCTACCTGCGGCAGAACGACACGGAACGAGGCGACCCGAACAGCACGCCGATCGTCGACAAGGTGACCGGTGTAGCAGCCGTGTCACCGGTCGTCCCCGCGGTACCGACCGGTGCGCTTCTCTTGGGTACCGTGCTCGTGCCAGCCGGAGCGGCAGCGTCGAACGCATCAGGCGTGGTGATCAGCAACACCGCTCAGCAGACCGCCATCAACGGGTCGCCGATCCGCTACCGGTCGATCACGGCGATGAACGCTGACGCGCCGAACGTCATCGACGGGTACCAGGCGTTCGTCAAGGGTGCCGGCATCTTCTTCCTCCGCGGGAACCAGTGGATCCGCATCGACGCCGACACCTTCGTCGTCGTGCAGCAGCAGCAGGGCAGCACCTTCTCAGCTGGCTCGGGCACCACTGCCGGGACGCTCGGCGGTACGGCACCGTCGTACCAGTCCTCCGACACGACGATCTTCCCGGTGCGTCAGGACGGCGTCATCGGCCCGGTGGCCGTGGCCGGCTGGTACGAGATCATCGGGCAGGTCACCTGGACCACGAACTCGAGTGGTGAGCGGTACGTCGAGATCACGAAGAACGACGACAGCCTCACCCCGCAGGCGGCTGACCGTCGCCCCGCCAGCGGCCCCACCAACCAGAACGTGTCGACGTACATGTACTGCGACGCGGGTGACTACATCAAGCTGAAGGGGTGGCAGAACTCCGGTTCGTCACTGTTCTACCTGACCCGCCTCAGCGCCAAGCTGCTCCGCATGAACTGAGGCTGCTGATGACTGACTGGTTCATCGGCGACCTGCTCACGGGACGCATCTCCACCCACCTGCCGGTCAGCAAGGGCTCCTGGTCTGTTGAGATCAACTCGGCGGGGAAGATCAGCGTCACCCTGCCTCTGACGGATCCCGACATTCGCGCGTTGAACCTGCGGAACGTCGCGACCGTCGGGAAGTCGTTCCTCGGTGTCTCCGAGAATGGCATCATCCTCGAGGCCGGTCCGGTCTGGACGCACGACTACTCGAAGGACGACGGCACGCTGACGCTCAACGCGTCCGGCTTGTGGTCGTACTTCGACCATCGTGTCCTCATCCCGGTCCTCGCTGCCGGGCAGACACCGTTCGACGTGGACACCTACTACGAGAACCTGTCCCTGACGACGATCGCTCGCCGTCTCGTTGCGCAGGCGCAGGCACACACGAACGGCAACGTGCCGGTCGTCCTGCCTCCGGAAGTGTCGGGCACGGAGACACGCGAGTACCAAGGCGCTGACCTGCAGCTCGTCGGCGACGCGCTCAGTGACCTCACGGCCGTTGAGGGCGGGCCGGAAATCGACTTCCTCCCACGGTTCAAGACGGACGCCCGGTACGTCGAGTGGGTCATGCGTGTCGGCACCCCGACCAGTCCGATGCTCGCAGGCCCGACCACTCATGTGTGGGACTACGGCGTCGGACAGACGACGATCCGTGGCCTGAACGTGAAGGTCGACGGGTCGAAGTTGCAGGGACGTGGCTGGGGGCAGGGCGGTTCCGCATCCGACGCCACGATGTTCTCCCAGTACACGAACACGAACCTGCTCACACAGGGCTACGCACTGCTCGAGCTCGTCGACGCTTCACGGAACGTTGACGAGCAGTACCAGCTGGACGCGTACGTGCGGGAGAACGCACGCACCGGGTCGAAGCCGATCGAGTTCTGGGACTTCCAAGTCCAGGCCGATCAGTCGCCGCGCATCGGCGAGTTCAACAAGGGTGACTACTGCCTGGTGAAGATGCGCGGCGATCTGTACGTCCCGAACGGGGAGTACCGGCGCCGCATCACGAACGTGTCCGGAGATCAGGACGGCCGTTGGGTGTCCGTCACGACTGGCGAGTTGTACTCGCTCACTGGGTAGGAGGACGCGTTGGGTGATCCCACGAAGGGCGGCAGGCTCGGCTTGCTCGGCCCCCTCGGTGACCTGCAGAAGCGGGTACGGAACCTCGAGAAAGCCGTCCGGCGTCGGCTGAGCGTCACAGGGCTGTTCGCTTCGGGGGATGTGTCAGCTGGCGGCAACGTCACTGGGGCGTACGTTGCTGCGTACGCCGGTGTGAGTGGCCTGTTCGTTCGTGCTGTGCTGGGTGTCACGGGAAGGTCGGGAACCTTCACTGACAGTGTGCAGTCGCCGGGGGTGCGGCAGAACATCCTCACGAACGTACCAGTGCAGATGTACGTGGACGCTGACGGCAACTTCGGCATCGCCGCGTCGACTCGTGCGAAGAAGAACATCGGGTCGGACTACGCCGTCGACATGACGAAGTTCCTCAACATCACGTTGAAGAACTGGGCGTACAAGGACAACCCCTCGTCGGTCGGGATGGGGCCGATCGCGGACGACCTCGACGCGGCCGGTCTGCGCGAGTTCGTGATCTACAGCCCGATCGACGGATCCATCCAGGGTGTTCGCACGGACATGCTCATCGTCGGCTTGTGGTCGGCGTATGTGCAGTCCCGAGCGTCCACGTTGAAGCGGATCGGCAACCAGTCGCATCAGGTGAAGACGGTCACGAACATGACCGCTCTCGCACTGGGCGGCACGAAGCCGTACGCGATCGTCTGGGACGCGCCGTTCGTGGACGCCGACTACCTGGTGACCGCATCGGTGTACTCGTCGGCTGGCATCCCGCTGACTGGTGTGTCCGCTTCCTGCCTGCCGTCTGCACGCACAGCGACGGGCTGCACCGTGCAGGTGACGTCCGGCGTGACGCTGCTGGCCGGTCAGACGCTCGTCGTCGAAGCGATCCACATCTGACCCACTCACTCTCTCGAGCCGTCCCTACTGGGGCGGCTCTTCGTCGTTTGAAGGAGCCCCATGAGCACACCCATCTACGACCGTCTCGACGCTGAGCACGAGTCGACGGTCATCATCCCCGAGGACACGCGTGTGTGGACGGAAGACGACCACCTCACCATCGCCGACGTGCCGGAAGTGAACGGCACCGGCGACCAGACCGGCGGGCTGGGTCCCCTGTGATCCTCGACTCCGTCGCCGCGGTCACGCGCGCCACTGCCCAGCTCGGCGGTCCCGACGGGGCAGGCATGTGCCTCGCCAACGTCTACCGGTGGTTCGGGTCCGTCCCCTCGATCGGACCAGGGTCCGGCCACTACGGCACCGCGATCGCCGGGTGGGACTACGCACCCGACAAGCACGTCGGCGACTACTCCCCGCCGGCCGGTGTCCCGGTCTACTACGACCGCGTCGGCGCGCCGCGCTGGCCCGGCGACCACAACATGCAGGCCGGCGACATCGGCCTGTCCGTCGGCCCCACCGCGTTCTCACGCGAGTCCATGGTGATCCACACCGACTCACCCACTGGCAACACCGGACTCATGACGATCCGTGCGCGCGCCGCCCAGATCGGCCGACGCTACCTCGGCTGGACCGGCACGTTCCTCGGCCACGAGACCACAGCCGGCAACGCCTACGGCAAGCCGACCCCGCCTGCCGTCATCGTCACGGTCGGCACCACCCCCGTCAAGATCGACAGCAACGGAGACCGCATGTACGCCATCCGCAACAACGCCAAGGGATCCAAGGGCTACGGCGCCATCTTCGCCCTCGCCCCCGGCTACATCAAGCACGAGGGCACTTCCAACACTGGCAAGCGTCTGCAGACCATCGCGGGTGACGCCAAGCAGGCCGGGGACCTCAACACGCTGCAGGACATCGTCGAGTCGTTCGGCCTCCCTCGTGAGGCAGCGGACGCCGACTGGGTCGTGCGTCACGCCAACGCTGGCGACCGCGCCTACTCCGCGATCGTCGCGGCGATCAAGGCTGGTGCCTGATGGGTGAGCACGAGCAGAAGGCCGCTGGACGGCTGCGGGAGCTCGTCGCCATGTTGGGTGCCCGCGCGAAGAAGGCCTACTCTGCTGGCGTCGCGGGAGCGGTGCTCGCGGTCGGCGGGATCTCCGTCGCCGGGTTCTGGGCTGACGGGAAGGTCGACACGCAGAAGGTGGCCGCTGCTGCCGGGACGGTCGTCGTCGGGTTCATCGGCGGGTTCCTCGCCGCGTTCCTGCCGCGGAACTCGGTCAACACGGCAGACGCCGCGGCTTCCGCGCCGGAGGACACCACGAGCTCCACACGGACCCGTTGACCAGGCGAAGGGGGACGCACGTGAAAACGATCTGGTCACACGATGCGATGCCGTTGGTGCCGCCACGGTTCCGACCCATCTACCAAGTGTTCCTACCGCTCGTGGACCTGCACCTGCTGGTGTTCGCGGCGGTCGCTGTGTTCGTCGGCTCACAGGTGGTGGAGGACTTCACCCTGCAGTGGTTCCCGTACGCATGGGCCGCGACGATGGGACTCGGGGCCGTCCTCGCCACCATCGGACTCGTGTTCTGCCGCGACTGGACTGAACTCGTCGGCAAGGGCGTCCTCATCATCGGGTTCATCGTCTACGGCATCGTCCTCGGCTTCTACGTCGACTCAGGTTCGCTGTCTTCCCTGCTGACCATCACACTCGTCGACCTCGCGGTCATCGGCCTCCTCATCCGGTGTGTGGACCTCGTCTCCACGATCGGCCGGAAAGAGGCGGATGCGAGCGCCGCGCGACGACTGGCACGGAAGGGCGCAGAGTGAGCGATCCGGAAACCATACGAACCGCCATCACCACTGCCGGCGGGATCATCATCGCCCTGTTCGGGGCGTGGGGGACCGTGTTCGGTGTCCGCCGTGCTCGAGCACGACGCCGGGCGGAAGTGTCCGACGAAGAGCAGGAGGCTGTCGCACGGTACGCCGCAGACCCGGGCCAGTTCGTCAAGGATGTGCTGCGGTCCAACGCGCAGCTGACTGAGCGGGTCGAGCAGGCGGAGAAGAAGGCCGACCGCATCGAGAAGGCGTTCGAGGACTTCAAGCGTGAGGACCGCAAGTTCCGCACCGCGCTCGCCCGTTGGGTGGGTCACATCATGAACGCGTGGGGTGTGGAACCGGAGATGCCGTACCCGGAAGGCGAAGACGCTGTGACGCTCGCCGACGTGATCCCCTCCGCGCTCGAAGCGACCCGGCCCCGACCCCGCCCCGCACACTGACTCACCTTCTGCGGTGCGCACCGCATGACTTGAAAGGCCACCATGGGCACCCCAATGATTCCGTCCGTCGACTCGAGCACCTACCTCTTCCCGACTGCGGTGATGAATGCCCTCCGTGATGCCATCGGCCAGGGCGCGGCGAATGTCACCAGACTCGCCACTTTCGGCGATTCCATGACGGCGAGCACCCAGGGCGGCTACGCCCCCTACGGAAGCCTCGTAGCGGATTACCTCGGCCTGGCTCTGTTCAACCCGTCAACCCCCGGAGAGCGGACGAGTGACATCTCCCTCCGGCAGGGCGGTTTCGCTCCCCGTTTCACGGTCAACAACGGTGTCATCCCGATCGACACGAGTGAGTTCGCTGTGACACTGGCGGAGTCTTACACCAGTGGTTTCAGCCCTGCTGGAACCACAAAGGGCAACATCGGCACGTTCCTGAACGTCTCGTTCATGGGTATCGCCGTGAACCTGTACCACATCAACAACGCCTGGACGATGGCACGTGTCGTCGCCGCCGCTGGCGCGTCACCTCAGCCGGTGGCAGTGCCCAGTTCGGGAGCAGTCGTGAGGGACATCGCGTCAAGCGACTGGTGTGGCGCTCTGCAGGTCTACATGGGTGGGTTCAACGGCGGTGACCAGGTCAAGGACGTGCAGATGATGTCCGCCCATCTCGCAACCAGCGGGCGATTCATCGTCCTGGGGATGTCGACCGGATCCTCCGGCGCCGACCCCACCCCCTACCAGGCGGCGAACAACGCCCTGGCGGCGGCGTTCCCCAACCAGTACTTCGACATGGCCGGATACGTCATCAGCAAGGGCCTGTCCGATGAGGGAATCACACCCACGACGCAGGACAACACGGACATCGCAGCGGGAATCGTGCCGGCATCTCTGCGTCGCGCTTCCACTGACCCCCACTACAACGCCGCCGGCCAGCGCGTCATCGCCCGGAAGCTGGCGGAGCTGATCATCGAAAGAGGGTTCGTCAGAGCCAGCACTTCACAGCGCATCCCGTCCAGAGGCGTTCCCGGCACCAACCTCACCCTCTCACTCCCGACAGGCAGCGCGGTGGCATCGATCGCGCCGAACACAGCCCTGCAGAACGCCGATGCGATCTCGGTGCGTCTCATCGACATGACGATCCCGACGGTGACCGCTGCAAGCGGCTACCGTGCCCTCGTCAGTCGTTGGCAGAGCGGCAGCGGGAACTGGCAGTTCCTGCTCGCATCCGATGGCACGTTGTTCATGCAGGACGTCAACGGCAACAACGGCATCACGGGTACACCGATCGCACCCAACGCCTCCGGGGTCATCAGCCTGCGAATGGACATCGACCGCGCTGCCGGAACAACCGCGTTCTACACCTCAACGAACAGCGGAGCGTCCTGGACCCAGTACGGTTCGACACGAACCGGACGGCCGACCACCAACGCGCTGAGCGGCAACAGCACCGCCCTTCTCCGCGTCGGAGCGACAAGCGCCTACCCCGCGGTGGACGCCAGCAAGCTGAAGCGGATCACCATCCTCAGCGGAACAGGTGCGACGCTGGTCGACCACGACTTCACTGTCACCGACGTGGACGGCTGGACGTACGCAGGCGGAGCGGCGATCATCCCTGCCTAA